GGTCCCAGTTTCCGAACAGAAAGAAGCCGATAAAGCCGCCAAACAGTTGGAACGTGCTGAAAAGGTAGCCCACATGAAAGAGGTCAAGCATCAGGTGAAAGAAAACGCACAGAAGCAAGCTGAGAACATGGATGCCTATGTGATGTTGTCCTTCGATACCTATGAAGCTAAAGCCGCTTTCTGCGAAAGGTTCGGGTATGAACCAGATATGAAGTTTATAAAGGGAGAAGTTTTTGATGAACAAGTAGAAAGAATAGATTAATTATTGGGAGGAAAGCTGAGTTAGAAAGAAAACATATAGCCAGTTATATCAGCAGTCCAGACGAATAATGTACAACGCTGGAAGACAATACGGGTTAGGTTCTGCAAGACAAAGAAACATAAGGGATAGAACGAAATCCATAATGGGAAGATATGCTGAGAAAATAGATAGCTATTTCTCAAAAAGAGGGGTTGATGTCTATGGAAACAAGCCAATTTCTCGCCGTGTATATATGGGTAACAATAACGGTTAAAATTATGATTGGCGATTTTATACTTTGGATAAGGAATGTTCTAAAGCAAAACCTGTTTTGTGTTCATCATTATGTTTGGAAAGGTAGTGTGATGTTCTCTGAGTTCAGGTATGAACAATGTGAGAAATGTGGAAAATTAAAGAAGTAATATGAGCAATAGTGAATCTCAAAATAGAAAAGGTAAAGGAGGAAGAAAGCCTAAGTTTGATTATACAAGCGAGGAATTTCTTTCTCTCGTGGAATCGTATGCCAAAAAGGGATTCACTGACAAGGAAATTGCTTATGCCATAGGGATTTTGCCTCAAACATTCTGCGAAAAGAAAAGTGAGTACACCGAAATATCCGAAGTCTTAGCGCGTGGGCGCGCGACAATCAATGCCACTGTAAGGGCTAAATTCCTTGCAATGGCTCTCGGTGGCATAAAAACCAAAAGCACCGTGGTAAGAAAGCTCCGTGATTCAGAAGGGAATTTGACGGGCGAAGATGAATTACAAGTAAGCGAAAGCGAGTTGGCTCCTAATTTGCAAGCAATGTCCGTTTGGCTGTACCACCATGATGAAGATTGGAGAAAGATTGAGCGCAAACAAGATGAAGACGCTGATATTCCAACAGACATAGAGCATGGCATCAACATTGATTCTTGGATTAAAGACAAGCTGAAATGATAGTACCTCAAGAAATTTACCATCCATTATACAAGGATAAGGAAAAATTTATAATTCTTATTACCGGTGGGCGTGGTTCGGGAAAGTCTTTCAATGCTTCTACCTTTATTGAGCGGTTGACTTTTGAAATGACTCCCGTAGAGAAAATAGTTCATCAGATTCTTTACACCCGTTACACGATGGTTTCTGCCGGTATGTCTATCATCCCCGAAATGATGGAGAAGATAGATTTGGACGGTACCACGAAATATTTCAAGACCACAAAGACGGACATAGTCAATAAGATGACTAAGAGCCGTATCATGTTCCGGGGTATCAAGACTTCTTCCGGGAACCAGACAGCAAAACTGAAATCCATTCAAGGCATTACGACTTTCGTCTGCGATGAAGCGGAAGAGTGGACAAGCGAAGATGAGTTCGACAAGATAATGCTCTCCATCCGTAAGAAAGGGATTCAGAACCGGATTATCATCATTATGAATCCTTGCGATTCCAATCACTTCATCTACAAGAAATACATTGAGAAAACTCACAAGCTGGTAGAGATTGACGGTGTGCAGGTTCAGATTTCCACTCATCCGAATGTGCTCCATATCCATACTACGTATTTTGATAACTTGGATAACCTTTCTCCTGAGTTCCTGAAAGAGGTGGAAGATATGAAGGTGAGTAATCCTGAAAAGTATGCTCATGTGGTTATCGGCCGGTGGGCTGACGTTGCAGAAGGTGCTGTGTTCAAGAAGTGGGGAATTGTTGACGAGTTCCCGGCTTGGGCAAAGAAAGTTGCTTTCGGGCAAGACTTCGGTTATACGCATGACCCGTCTGCTTCCATTCGTTGTGGTATCGTTGATAACGCCCTTTACTTGGATGAAGTGGATTACCGTACTGGATTGCTTTCTTCTGACATCATCAAGACTCTTCGCCCGTGGGGATTGAAAGTCATAGCTGACAGTGCTGACCCTCGATTGATTCAAGAGATACACAACGGAGGAATCAAGATATATGCCGTAGAGAAAGGTGCAGGCTCTATCAATGCCGGAATTGACAAAATGAAAGATATGGAGATTTATATAACCAAACGCTCGTACAACTTGCAAAGCGAGTTCAGAAAGTATGTTTGGGCAAAGGATAAGGACGGGAGCTATATCAACGAACCGGAAGACCATGATAATCACGGAATAGATGCTGTACGTTACTATGTATTGGGTGAGCTTCTTGGTAAGATTCAGAAGCCGAAAGATTTAACTGGAATATTCACACACTAAAAATATAAGCTATGCCATTGAATTTAGAAGAAATATTAGCATTGCCCGATATCGGGCAGAAGATAAACTACCTGAAGAAAGGTAGGAAGACTGAACTTCCCGACTGTTGTAAACTTTGGGACGATTGGAATCCGGAACGCCATGAAATTATGGTTGACAAAAAGAAGTATCCGGACAGAAAGGTTCTTGAAAAAGAAGCTGAGAAGCACTTCGATGAAAAAACTGGTAAGACTTATGAAATCGAAGCAAGGTATAAAACAGAACCAGTGAACCGTATCTCCATTCCATTGGAACAGGATATAGTGAACATTCAAACTGCTTTCACGGTCGGCACAGAACCGTCTATGGATTGCACTCCAACTGATGATGATGAAAAGAAGCTACTGGATGCGGTAAAGGCTGTATTTAAATCCAACAAAATCAAATATCAGAACAAGAAGGTTGTCCGTTCTTGGTTATCTGAGCAGGAGGTGGCTGAATACTGGTATGTGGTTGATGATGATTCGTTCTGGACTAAGTTTTGGAAGAAGGTGAAAACTGCTTTTGGCGGCAAAGTGAAGCCTACTAAAAAACTGAAAAGCGTACTATGGTCCCCGTTCCGTGGGGACAAGCTCTATCCATTCTTCAACGATGAGGGTGATTTGGTCGCTTTCTCCCGTGAGTACAAGAAGAAACTCATGGACGGTTCGGAAGTCACCTGCTTTATGACTATCACGGACAAGAAGGTCTATCAATGGGATTTATCTAAAGGCTACGAGGAAAGAACCTCTTTCGCCCACGGATTTGGAAAGCTACCGGTTATTTATGCTTACCGTCCCGAACCCTATTGTAGTAAGATTAAGACTTTTCGTGTCCGGCTGGAGAAACTTCTTTCCAATTATGCCGACTGCATCGACTACCATTTTTTCCCGTTGCTGAAGCTGATTGGCGATGTGGAGGGCTTCATGGGGAAAACAAAAGACCGGATGGTGAAACTGACGGGAGAAGGTGCGGATGCGCAGTATCTGACGTGGTCGCAGGTGCCTGATACTATTAAATTTGAAGCGGAAACGCTTACTAACATGGCTTACGACATGTCAAACACTCCACGTATCTCTTTTGAGACATTGAAAGGCATAGGCAAGGCTTCCGGCACTGCTTTCCGCTTCATGTTTATGGGAGCGCACATGGCGGTGGAAAATCACGGCGAGGTTATCGGTGAGTTCCTGCAACGGAGGGTAAATTTCATTGTTTCTGCTTTAGGGGAAATTAATCCGACCGAGTTCAGCAAGGCATCACAGACCATTGACATAGAAACAAAACTGGTTCCCTATATGATTGACGATTTGAACGATAAGGTAACTACTGCCGTTTCCGCTGTCAGTGGTGGCATCTGGTCAACGCGTGAAGGAATCATGTTTGCCGGGAATGCTGATAGGGTAGAAGAGGAGCTTGCAGAAATCAAGGAGGAGCAAGCGGCAAAGAATAACAATGCAGCGTCTCCTAACCCCAAGGGATAATTCATTGCTTCATGTTTTTATAGTACTATTGGGCGGAGCTAATTTAGTTCCGCTTTTTTATTACTAAATTCTATATTATAGAATATATTTTCTGGAAAAATTTTATAATTCAAAATTAATTCATATTTTTGCATTAAATAAAAGAGGTATGAGAATTGTATCACATAGAAAATTGAAGGAATTCTACGAGACGAAAGGTTATGAAGATTCACGCATAGCTTTGGAACGTTGGTATGATATAGCAGAAAAAGCTGAATGGAAGAATCTATCAGACATTAAAGTGGATTTTCTTTCAGTTGATTATGTAGGCAATCAACACTATGTATTCAATATCAGAGGCAACAACTATCGGTTGGTTGTCGTTGTTAAGTTTACAATTGGGTACGTCTTCATTCGCTGGGTTGGTACTCATAAAGATTACGATAAGATAGATTGTTCAACCATTTAAGAGATAGAAGTATGAATAAAGTAACGAAAGAACAGTATGAATTTGCTTTGGCGAGAGTGGAGGAACTTCTGCCATTGGTTGATGACAATACGCCTTCAAATGATAAGAATGCGGTGGAGCTTACAGTTATGTCCGATATTGTGATAGCATACGAAAAAGAACATTATCCGATAGAAAAACCGACCGTTGCGGAATTGATAGAGTTATCCCTTGAAGAGAAAGGGATGAGTCAAAAGCAACTTGCTGGTGAGATTGGAATAAGTCCTTCAAGAGTGAATGACTATATCTCCGGACGTTCGGAACCGACCCTCAAAATTGCGAGGTTGCTATGTCGAGTGCTGAATATACCTCCAGCCGCGATGTTGGGTTTCTGATTAGTTCATAAGAAGAATATTTAGGCGTGATTCCATTCGGTTTCACGCTATGATAAAGCCGGAGAAATCCGGCTTTTATGATTCTTTGAATGTTACTTTAAATTGTACCATGCTTGTATCTACTTGGCTTGCTGTTCTTCCAGTAACATAAATATTTTGTATTTCTGGAACATTTTGTTTCAGAAAAGGCAATACCATATTAGCGATTATATTTGCACTCATTTTTTGTGGTGGATTGCAGCATATTTGATTGAATCCACTCAAATTTTCTTTGGTTAATCTTCCTGATAGGAAATTTTTACCATCATAATATATTGTAGCCATATTTCTATCCTTCTATCATGCTTTTTAAAATTTTCAAAGATTGTGTAAGGTCGGTTTCAACGAATCCATGTCGAAATAATCCACTTGCACTACCTTCATTTAAGGTGAGGTATAGTTCTTTATCTAAGTTTTGTGCATATGTTCTAACTTGATTTTCAATAATTTTCTTTTGATTATTATTTGCGAAATAATACTCATTATACTTTTCATTTAGATAGTTGAATATACCTTGTAGCTCTTCTCTATTCATATTATTACCTCCTATATTTATTTGTTTATAAATTTTCCGCTAACTTCTTAATATCCTCCTTGCTCGTAACCTTGTGGATGGTTCCGTCTAATTCGATGTAGCCATTTATGTTGGTCGGTTCCTCAAATAGTTCGGTTATTTTCACATTTAAGGCACTGGCAATTTTCTCCAAAGTATCTTTGGTTGGATTACCATTGATTGCCTTAGATAACCCCACGGCTGATAACCCTATTCTTTCTGCTAACTCTTTTTGAGTTATTCCTACTTGTTTGCAGATATCCAATATTCGTAACTTCATAATTATACTTATAGTTTATTCCTTGCAAATATATGAAATTATAGTATTAGTTGTTATTCTTTGGATGAAAATATACTATGTGTATATTGAATTAGCTTTTATTAACTGTGTAATATTTGTTTGTGTTATATTTATAGTTATGTTTGTATCGTAATGATAAAACTAAATGTTTAACGATTAGCATACATATAATTATGAAACGCTACAATTTATCTCAAATCATGAAAGACGCTCACAGCTTCTTTAGAAGTAATTCAAGAATGGGTAGAACCTTTGGCGAATGTTTGAAACTCGCCTGGGACTGGGCTAAAGATGCAATCAAGTGTAGAGAAGAACGTGAGGCTAAGATAAAAGCTATGGTAGCTAATCAGAAGCCCGTAGAACACACTTCTCAGATTGAGGGTAGACTTACTTGGTCTGACTGCTACAATGCGAATAGTAAAGGTTATATGGGTAGTCAGTATTGCGGTGATTGAAATCCAAGTAAGATAGAAATGAATGAAGTATAAACATTAAAATATAAAAGTTATGGCAACAATTGAATTAAGAGAAAGCGATAAGAGAAGAGCTGTAAATCTCAATCGTAAGAATAAGTATGGTCTTGATAGTGTGCAGATGATGCGTCTTATCAACTCACATCAAAAAGGCGATACTTATAAGCGTGCTTTGGTCGAGTATCGTTTGACTGATATAAACTTTCATCGTGAAGTTGAATTGCTTATTAATGGTAAGTATAACGAGTTGAAAGAACAGGTAAAAGAGTGGTAACTATAAAAGAAATGACTATGACACTAATAGCTGAAAATCAAGAGGTGAAAATCTACCAACATAACACGGTAGGTGGACGGATTAACGTATATCAGTTCAGAAACGGTAAATTATCATTCGGGGCTGAAAAAACATCAATACTGAATAGATTTGAGAAAACTCATGTATACGAGATGATATGTAGAGTACTAACACATAAAATATAACGATATGGCAGCAAATGAAATCAAAGTTAATTTAGACCTAATGAACGCATTAATTAAGTTGAGAGAGGCAAGTGTAGTCTTTGACGAGCAAACCGACATTATATCCCAAGAAAGCGGTAGAGAATACATTGAAGAAAGCAACACCTTCAATGAAGGTATTTACAAGTGCATGGACGCTATCAGTAAAATGATTGGTGAAAGTGCCGTAAATGGTGTATATAGCCTAATCCCTAATAGAATCTAACACGATTATCAAAAGGCAGTCCGCACGACTAATAAGGCTGCCTTTTATTTATTAACTTTAAAGCAAAAAAGAATATGGATGAAATTTGGAAAGACATTGAAGGGTACGAAGGAATGTATCAGGTATCAAACTTAGGCAGAGTAAAATCCCTATCAAACTCAAGAACAAGACATGAGAAAATATTAGTACCAATAAAGAATAAGGGGTATTTTTATGTGAGATTATTTCGGTCGGCAGAATGCAAAAGAGTATATATTCATACACTTGTAGCATCTGCTTTTATTCCTAATCCTTATGGTTATACAATAATAAATCATCGTGATGAAAATGGTCAAAATAATTGTGTAGATAATCTTGAATGGTGCACACATAAATACAACTTAAACTATGGCACTGTAAAACAAAGAATTTCAGATAAATTATTAGAGCATAATTCGGCAAGATGTAAACAAATTAATCAGTTCGACCTATTGGGTAATTTTATTAAAACTCACACATCTGCGTGTGAAGCAGAAAAAGAAACGGGTATTTCCTCTTCTTCTATAAGAAAATGTTGTAAAGGTGGTTATATACACAGTAAGTATAAAAAATGGTATAAATTAACTCATGCAGGTGGTTATATTTGGAAATATAAAGAATAAAAGCTCATGGCGTGATAACAATCACGCCTTTTTTATACCATTTTACGACAATCGTTTCATTGTCGTGTATCACCTATCTGATTATTTCTCACCTTCTTTATTAATAACGAAATTTACCGTAGAAATTTATAAATCAAATTCATACGGTATGACAATCTTAGAACAAATTTTGGCAGGGCTGCAACAGAAATTCGCTGGGGTGGACACTGCTATCTTAACCCGAATCGCTACTAAAAAAGCAG